GCAAGGCGGCGAGCATGTCTGCCAAAGAAAAGAAGTCGGCTGTCAGCCGCAAGCGTTCTGCTCAGAACAAAGCGGGTAGAGGCGGCAAAAAACAACCTGGACAAGGCAACAAGCCAATCAGAGTAAGCACTAAAGCAAAGAAATAAGAAGAATAAAAATGGCTATCACGTGCGACTACTGCAACACGGTCCTAGGTCCGGTATTTTCGGTATACTATGAAAACAAAAAAACATATTATAAGTGTACTGATTGTGTCAGGAATAAAGTATCACAACCTATAGCGGACAAACAAGCTCTGCAAAAACAGTCACACAACCCCACGAATAATAAGTAGTTGCATGATAGGAAATGACCTTGCTCCTCCAATAATACATTCTGATACGTTACCAAAACAATTACCTTGGAAAGAACTTGATTGGTTATATGAAGTAAAAAACAGCGTGTACTTTGCACTTTGGCTTCGTGGATCAGACAAGAATTTACCCCAGGGTTATGAGCATTACATTATAAGTTACCATATGGAAAACATCGACTACGAATGGGTTATACAACAGGCACAAAAGGTTGATGGAAAAATTATTGTACTTAACGACGGCAAAGATTACAATGCTTTTGAATCTTATCTTAATGTAGAATTCCATTCTTACTATAGTTGGCACTATCAAATTTCTCAAATTTTAAAACTATGGGACGGAAAAGTTGATCGTAATCCGCAGTATAAAGTGAGTGCAATCAACAATCGAATTACACAAAGTAAATTAATTGTGTTTACCGCCATTATGGAGTACATTAAAGATCCATTGGTAAAACTGGGCACATGGTTAGAACCAAGAAACATACACTATGGTGAAAAAACTGGCGAACCAGTGCTTGATACTTTGCAAGACATCTTTTTAAACAAATATTATGGTACAGAAATCAGTGTAGACGAGTTTGATCACACAAAAAATAACCAAAGACACAACAGCAACCCTTATAACATTTTCTTAACTGATGCAGCAATACATTTTAGCTTAGAAAGCTATCACTATAGTCAAATGCTGGATCATATCAGACCAGGTCCGCATTTAAGCGAAAAAACTCTCAAGTGTTTGGCTGGAGGAACGCCATTTATACCAGTAGGCCAATTTGATATATACGGTAGACTTAGAGAACTTGGAATGCAGTTTGACTATGGGCCTTTGGATCTTGCATTTGATAAAGATCCAGGGAACTTAACTAGATTGTGTAAACTTGTAGAACTTGTAAAAGATTTGACAAACTACAGCATTGATAATATAATAGAGTTTACACAAGAGTCTACGCAACAGAATCTGGATCACGTGATCAGCGGTGATTTCAGTAGAGTTTGCGTTGCTCATAATATGGAATGTGCAAATTACCTGGTGAGTAAACTATCATGATATTGGTATTAGGAAAGAGCAGTATTGCAACTCTACTGAGTAAAGAGCTGGATAATGTTGTAGTCATCGGTAGACCAGAGTATGATTTTTCTCTAGAAGAAGATTGTGATCGCGTTGTACAAATGTATAGTCCAGATGTAGTAATTAATACTTTTGCTCTAAATCAGGAGCAAAACCTTTGGGACATACTATTGGTGAACTTTGTAGCAACAGCCTGTTTAACACACAAGTTTTATGAAAAATTGTATAACAAGCAAATCATAAACATCTCAAGCGCGAGTACGCATTGGGTTAGTTTTCCTGATATACACACAGGAAGACTGTTTTACTCAATGAGCAAAGAATGTGTGAGCACTTTTGGTAAACACTACAATCGTAAAATACATGACAGTAGAAAAAACACTGTAAGCACAATAGAGATTCCAAGATTTGCAAGTAAATTTAATGATTACAATCCAGGTATCGAACATTATAAAATTGTACAGGCAATCAAAAATTGCATAGATAACAAATATACTAGTGTTACTATTTTGGAATAATATGATTGCCTTAGAACAAGTTGAAAGCCTACAACTAGAAGTGTCAAATTACTGTAATGCGTCTTGTCCGCAATGTCCACGCAACTACTATGGAGGTAAAACTATACCAACACTGCCATTGCGTAAGTGGACGCTCAGTGAGTTTAAGTCAATGATTGATTTGTCAAAGATGCGAAACATAAAACAGATATACTTCTGTGGAACCTATGGAGATCCTTTGAGTAACACCCACATTGACAAAATGTGTGAACATGTCCGCAGTGTATTGCCCGATGTCAAAATTGGAATACACACAAATGGTGCCATTGGTAGCACAGGAACATTTGCTAACTTAGCCAATCTTGTGGATTTTATTGCTTTTGGTATTGATGGTCTGGAAAACACCAACCACATTTACAGGCGCAATGTTAACTGGCAAAAATTAATGTCCAATGCAAAGACATTTATAAAGCACGGCGGACATGCAATCTGGGACTACATTGTGTTTGATCACAATCAAGAACAAATTGAACAAGCTCGTGATTTAAGCAAACAACTTGGATTCAAAGAGTTTAGTATTAAACGCACCGGAAGATTTCTAAATCGTCGCCATGAGCTTGAGAAAAATCTTACAGTTTACAATCGCAATGGCGGAGTTGACTATCAAATCTATCCTCCAAGCAATACTACATATCTCAATGATAACTACCAACAAGTTGATCTCATTACCAAAGAATACGGAAGTCTAAACAACTACAGCCTTAAAACCTGTATAAGTTGTAACAGCAGACGTATCAAAGAAATCTACATAGGCGCAGATGGTTTTGTGTTTCCTTGTGGTTGGTTACATGACAGATTGTACGGTCCAGATGTAGAAGGAACCGAAGACAATATTAAAATGAAGAAAATGATACGCGATGCTGGTGGGTTAGCATCCACAAATGTTTTTCATGCAAATCTCCTTGACATTGTAAATGGTGTTTGGTTTGAACTAATCGAAAAAAGTTGGACAAACGCTAGACTAGAACGGTGCGGTATTATGTGTGGTACTGACATCAATTTAATTGGTGTACAAAACAAAGAAGTATCTTATAAGGAATAAAATGATTCAAGACATACTCAGTTACTACGATTATGATCCTGATCCTAGATGGGACAACAAACCACTAGATTATGATTCAGTAGAACATAATTGGAGTGCGTGGTTCTTAGCAAGTATACGCGAGTTAAAACCAGAATTACCAGATCTAACATTGATCCATGAATATTTTAAACCCAGTGAGCTCATTGAACTGCGCAAGCATTTAGAAAAACTCACCAACAGTAAAGAATTCAGTCAGAGACTGGATAAATTCTTTGAAGCCTATGTAGCAGATTTAGTGGATGACCCCGAATACCTAGTGCAAAGCACTAGTGGCATAAGAATTGTGGTTCCTAATCAAGATCATATGGGACGTTTGCTTGCCTTTCATACTGGCTACTGGACTGGGTACAATAATGTTATGGGCACTGTTTGGATACCATTGACCAAAGCATGGGGATCAAATACCATGCAAGTGGTTGATTGGGAAAACAGTAAACTGATCATGCAAGAAATACACAACAACAAGTTAAGTCTTGCAGATATTCAAAAACTTAGTTTACAACATGCATGGCCAGTGGAAATTGAGGTTGGACAATGTTGGCTGTTCAATCAAGGACATGTTCACGGCAATATAAACAACGAAACTGGAATCACTCGTGTAAGTTTCGATGCACGTTGGGCTTTACCAGGATACGATCTTGGCCCACGTCGTGCAGGTAGTTTTTACAGACTACAAGGTACACATGCAACTGTGAATCCCGACAAACTTGCAAAAGGTCCATGGATTGCATTTGTAGATCAAAACAGCAAATTCATTGGCGAAACTCCGCATTTTATGATAAGGGAGTTTTTACTTGGCAAAGCAAACAGTCTTGGACTAAATGTAATTGAATGGAGCAACGAGTATTGGGGTTGTACATGGATGCCAAAGCTAGAAGACTTTGTGGGCAGAACCAACATCAGTGGTATTATTGTTCCAAGCATTCACGCTTTTAGCGGTAACACCGAACTTACACTTTCTCTGTTCCACACAGCAATAAAAAACGGACAACAACTGTTATTTGTAGACGAAAATCTACTTGTGCAATCAGCAGAAGATTTGTCTGTAGTTGAAAAAATATACAACCTACAACACCGAAACAGTTGACAAAACACTAAACAACGCATAAACTTAACGTACTCAGTAAGGAGAACAAATGGACACTAAAGTATTCAATACAGAACAAAAAGCAAAACTAACACAACTTATCAACGAAGGTATGGGTGTGTTAACAGAAGTTGAGACCCTCAACGAAGGGCTTAACGAAACAATCAAAGCAATCGCTGAAGAGCTACAGGTAAAGCCCAGCATTCTTAAGAAAGCAGTTAAGATTGCTCATAAAGCCAAGTTTGGTGAAGCACAAGCAGACCACGAAGAACTTACAACAATCTTAGAGACTGTGGGACGCACTCTCTAGTAGATGTTAACACGAGATATTCCAAAACAGTTCCACGTCGAACGGGATTTTGGTTATAAAAATCTTATTGTTAGCGGATGTAGTTTTACATATAATAATGCAGATTCTGTTGCAGTAACCTGGCCATACTATCTTCGCGACATAGGCAACTTCGACGAAGTCTATGATTGCAGTTTACCCGGTGCAGGCAATACACATATCAAAAACAGTATCATAAGTTGTTTAGATAATAATCCGCATTTACTAGGTGACCAATCTTTATTATTGGTTTGCTGGTCTGGAAATAATAGGGATGATCACATTGTGAGTCCAAAAGCACTTGGTGAATATCCTTTTGAATACTACTATGCAGATGGCGCAAGTTTAGCTCTTTCTGGTGGTGCTGACGGAAACGGCAATTTAAAAGATGACACAATAATTAGTAAACTTAGAATTTGCAAGGACACAAAGTCTCGTGCTTGGGAAAATTATATTGCTATTCGCAGTCTTTACACTTATCTGTCTTACATGCAAATAAAATTTGTGTTTTTTGAATACAGGGATCATAATCTTCCAGCACGTGACAGATCGTTTGATCTTACCAAATACTTAGAATCACATACAAAAAAATTGTATAATGATATGATACATAAATGGTCTACAGACATTTATAGCTACAGTATCAGACGAGATATGTTAATGGGAGATGATTTTCACCCTAACCCAGATGCACATTTAAGTTACACAAAAGAAATACTTGTGCCCGAATTATGGAAATATTTAGGAAATAAATGAGTTACGTTGACGCACTATTTGAGCGAGACAAAGATCGCATCCATGTGGTAGAACGAGTAGATGGCAGACGAGAGTATCGTGAGTATCCTGCTAACTATGTGTTCTACTATGATGATCCACGTGGCAAGTTCCAAAGCATTTACAGCACACCCGTAAGCAGATTCTCAACACGCAATAACAAAGAGTTCCGCAAAGAACTACGCATACAACAGGGCAAGGGTATCTATGAAAGTGATATCAATCCTGTGTTTCGCTGTTTCGAAGAAAACTACAAAGGTGTGGATGCACCCAAACTGCAAACCTGCTTCTTCGACATTGAGGTTGACTTTGATCCTGTAAAGGGTTATTCAAAGCCCGACGATCCTTTTAACGCAATCACAGCAATCACTGTGTACTTGGATTGGATCGATCAGTGTATCACATTGGTGGTTCCGCCAAGGCACATGAGTTGGGAAACTGCACAAGAAATATGCAACGAGTTTGAAAACACATTCTTATATGAGCGTGAAGAGGACATGCTGTTGCAGTTCTTGGACATCATTGATGATGCAGATGTGCTAAGTGGCTGGAACAGCGAAGGCTTTGATATTCCATACACTGTGATGCGTATCACAAAGGTACTCAGCAAAGACGACACTCGGCGTTTTTGTTTATGGGGACAGTTACCCAAGCAAAGAACATTTGAACGCTTTGGTGCAGAGAACTTGACCTTCGACTTAATTGGTCGGGTACACATGGACTACATGCAACTGTACAGAAAATACACATACGAAGAGCGTCACAGTTACAGTTTGGATGCCATTGGTGAGTATGAACTTGGCGAGCGCAAGGTTGCATATGAAGGCACACTGGATCAACTGTACAACCAAAACTTTAAAACGTTCATTGACTACAACAGACAAGACACAATGTTGCTTGCTAGGATGGACAAGAAACTGCGATTCTTGGATCTAGCAAACGAACTTGCTCATGCTAACACCGTGCTACTGCAAACCACAATGGGCGCTGTTGCTGTAACAGAGCAAGCAATCATCAACGAAGCACATGAACGTGGACTGGTGGTGCCTAACCGTAAAGAACGACTTAGCGACGATGACACTGCCGCGGCAGGTGCATACGTTGCCTATCCACGCAAGGGCATACATGAATGGGTAGGATCAATTGACATCAACAGTCTGTATCCTAGTACAATTCGTGCTTTAAACATGGCGCCCGAGACTATCATTGCACAACTGCGTCCAATCATGACAGAGCGTTACATCAAAGATAAAATGGCAAACAAAAGTTCCTTTGCAATGGCTTGGGAAGGCTTGTTTGGCACACTAGAATACACGGCTGTTATGGAACAGCAGATTGGCACAGAGATAACTGTTGACTGGGTAGACGGAGAAGAAACCGTACACAGTGCCGCTGAAGTTTGGAAGATGGTTTTTGACAGCAATCAGCCATGGGTGCTGAGTGCAAATGGTACTATCTTTACAGTAGAACGTGAAGGTGTTGTGCCTGGCTTGTTGGATCGTTGGTACAGAGAACGCCAGGAACTACAGGGCAAACTACGCGAAGCCACAGACAAAGAACAAATAGCATTCTGGGACAAACGTCAGCTGGTTAAGAAGATTAACTTGAACAGTTTGTATGGTGCTATTCTTAATCCAGGCTGTAGATTCTTTGACAAACGCATCGGACAATCAACAACACTTACTGGTCGTGCTATTGCAAAACACATGGATGCTTTTGTAAACGAATGTATTGTGGGCAAGTATGACCACGTGGGCAAAGCAGTTATTTACGGTGACACTGACTCTGTGTACTTCAGTGCTTGGCCTGCTGTGAAGGAAGATGTTGAAGCAGGGCGTATGGAATGGAACAAGGAGATTTGTACAGAACTATATGACAACCTTGCAGAACAAGTCAACGTT